GGCGTGATCCTGTCTTTTGCCGCCAACTGGATATTAAGCAGGATAGATGTTTGCCAGCGGATGCGCTTCCATTCTTCGATCTCGTGCCGGGCCTGCCTGTCGTAATGCGCTGAAATGCGAAAGGCGACCGCCCTGAGCGAACTTTGAAAGAATTCCGTTTCCGGCATTCCAAGTTCTCCCAGGGCAATCGCTTCAATCTCATGTGTACTTATCGGGTTTCGGTCGCCGGTTTCGCCTTCGCTTTTTTTTGGTCAGGCAGGAAATCAGCAATCGCGTTGACAATTCCGGTCAGGCCGTCGAGGTCAAATAGATCACCAACCTTTTCAAGCGTCAGCGGTTCCCGAACATCGCCACTGACACGCCGCCCGTGATTAAGGCCAATCAGTGAAATCATTGCCAAGCCTTCGATTGATTTGGCGTAATCTTCAATCTCTCCGATGCTTTTACCGCTTGCCTTTTCAATTTCCCGAAGGGCATTTATGTTGAAACAGACAGGGTAGTGAACCCCGTCTATTTCGATGGTTACAAACTTAGATTTCATATTTGTTCATTTTACTGATTACGATTCTGTACCCTGAGTAACGGCGCCTGTCACTGTGAAACCGATGTCATACGTCACGTTGTCTTCAACAGGAGCGCCCAGGCTAATCGAGTTGACGATTACCGATGCTTCCCAGTACGTGTCACCTGTTTCTTCCGTTGTGAAGCGGCAAACCGATACCGTGCCAGCGTCAAACAGGGTGAAGATTTGAGATACTTTTTTGTTGGCCGTGTCCATTGACACAAATCCCGTCGTGGAAAGTGTAGCGGATTTCACACCCCTGCTTCCTTCCTGCCAACCAGCGCCAGGCGAATCCTTGTCCAAAATGGTTCGGATTTCGGCGGTCATTTCCATTGAGCAATTTGTTGCCCGGCCAATTGCGACGCCGCCCAGGTATAGGCGAAAGTCGGTTCCATTTAATACACCAGCGGTCATGTGTCTTGTTGTTTGCCGCCCTGTTCAGGCGCTGTTTTAGAATTATCTTCAACCACAACCACAATCGGTTGCTGGTTTAGTTCTTTTGCGTCCCGGATCATTCCGGCGGTTTGTGCGGCCTCAAATGGTCTGCCGTTACCCAGAACTGCGTAGCCTCTTTGAATCAGTTCGAGCGCCAAATCTTTCATAATATCTGGCCTTTGCCCCGTTACCCACTTGCCTGTTGGCCCGTCGTAATTTTTTACAAACCTGACTTCCATGTTAGTAGATTATGAATTTCACTGTCACCAAATCAGTCGGAAACAGCGAGTAATCGAAAATTATATTGCTCCCTGATTTTGTCCACTCGTTTGTCTGCTGTCCATTCAGGTAGACCGTGATTGCGGCGCTGTCTGCTGGAAGTACGCCGCTGTTTGCCGTGACTGTTACCGTTGTTCCGGATATGCCTGTGAAGTCCTCTGCAAAAGGCTGTATTGAATCGGATATGAAGAAGGAAACTGTAACCACGTCCGTTGCTGAAATCGTGAATCCTATTTCAATGTCGCTTCCCGATACCGTGAAATTGCTGGTATATGCGCCGTTCACGAAAACCGAAATCGCCGCTACATTGACCGGTAAAACCCCGCCGTTTACCGTTACTGTTACGGTATTGTCCACCACATTTGTGAACGGTTCCCGGAAAAAAACAGCGTCAGACGGTACGGTTCCAACCAATTTCACCCGAAAACGGTAGTCCTGTGAAACCCAAAACACGCCCAAATCCGGGTCAAAATCCCCGTCCTGTTGACCTTCAAAAATACACCGATCAATAGCCACCCCTTCAACCGTTCCCCGTTCCCGATCAAGTGCGGCCCGTGCAGCATCTGCCATAGATTGCGAGGTCAAATACAGGGAAGAATACATATCCAGTTGTACAAAAACCTCATCAAGCGGCGAAACCCCGTCCTTTTGGTTCATCGGGTTGGTCCCGGTCACGGTATAGACCGCATACGGGAAAACCGCATTTTGTGGAACGGTCGTAGGATATACACGCAGGCCCGCAAGCGCCGCAAATGTGGCGTCGTTGGTCAGTAGTGTGTATATGCTTTTCCCTATCATCTAAGTCCCTGTTTTGTGGCTTCCGCTTCCATCATCCGGAGCGCAACCCGTTCCATTGCGTTCAGTGCCTGTGTGCCGCCTGCGGTGAGCGCCTTTTGCATCACCTTTTGCCCGAAGGCTTTTGCTGATCCGTAGATCATGTGCGCATACCAGGCATCCGCATTGCCTTCTGTTGTACCAAGCGGCCCCTTTGCCTTGCTGCGTCGAATCAGTGGCCCGACAACGGCAACCCCGGCCTTTGAAATCTTTACCCGGCGTGTACTCAGGTCTTGTATAGCTACCGCCGTGTTACCGGCCTGATAAATTGTCTTAATGCGGCCCTGACCATTTGGCGCCCTTAGCCTTTTTAAGAGTTTGGGCGTGTCGTACAAATAGTGCTCACCTGTTGGGCCTTTAAAGATCGGAGCTGATGCCCTTGCCGCGTCCTGAATGAAAGGAACCCCGGCCCGTGCAATTTTCAGTCTGTTTTCAGCGCCGGAAACCGATGCCAACACGCTGCGCATTGCGGCGATTGTTGCGGCTGTTCCGGTGACCTGAAAATCAACTTCCATCACTCCCTTAGTTTTGCTTCCAGTGTGGTGTAAACCCGCCCCGGATCATGTGTAATACTCAAAATATCGAAGTACTCAGATCGGTATAAAATCCGGTCTTTTTGGATCACTGCTGTATTGTATCGGATGCGAAAAGCGGTTGATGTGATCGCGGTTTTCTTTTCGCTCAGTTGCTTTTCATCACTTCCAACCTCGTTGTAGCTTACCGCTGTCCAAACCGTTGAAAGCGTTGCCCAGCTTCCCGTTTCTTCGCCCGTCGCGTTTTGGCTTGCCGTGAATCGCTCTATCGCAATCCGTTCCCGCATTTGCCCGATATGCTCATTGGTAGCCTTTGCCATCAGAAATAATTGATTCGGTACGGGTCCAAAATGCGCTGCGATGCGGACGGCATTGTACGTGCTGAATCCTGCCGGTTTTCGTACAGGTCAGCAAGCATTAGTTTCATTGCGGTTTTGATTGGCCCAGGAACGTCGGACGCGGCCCCATACCCGGCGGTATAAACTACCGTGACCGTGTTGGGCTCCATGCGCGTCTGCGGCCAAACTTGGTTCTCTTTCAGGAACACCCGCGCCGGACGGCTGTAAACATCAAGCCCGTAGATGTCGGTTGAAAGCGTCTGCGTTGTTCCTGCTGAATCGGTGTAGGAAACAGAAGCGATTGCAATCACCGGAGAAACCGAAAGCCGGAAACCGCGCGTTGTGAAGCAGTCGTATTTTTCCGTAACCGCCTGCGTGATCAGCGCACTATTACAATACCGTTCAACTGATTGCCGGGTCGCTGTAATCAGCGCCGTAATCAAATCATCATCCGCAGTCGTGTCTACCTTCAGGTGCAATTTTGCCTCTGTCAGTGTCAGCGGTTCGATTGCTGGCTGCGTTGTTACCCGATATTGTCCGGTATTGAAATTCATGCGCTTGATTTGTTCGGCAACCGGGAGCGGGAGGGGATAGCGAAATTCCCGCCCCGATTGCCTGTTCTTTATGCTTGCCGAAGCAGTTTAATGGCGTCAGTGTTGACCAATTTGCCATCAGTACGCAGCCAGCCCAAAAAGCCGTCTGCCAACTGATCTGCAAAGCGTTCTTTCAGCCGGACCATGCCAAAGCCCTGCACGTTGCGAATCCAGTACTTAGACCAGTCGCCAAACGCAATCGTTTTGTTGCCCGTTGCGATGGTTGGGAAATCCTGGTTGACTACATAGTTGTAGCCCAGGATTTTGCCCGGAATGCCTTCCTGGAAAGATGGTTGCCAGATTGGCGCCACGTTGGTCGTTTGGTCCAGTTTCAGGATGTACGCCAAAGTGGCGTCATTCATCATAAAAGCTGCACCCGGTACGCGGTATGCTGGATCAATAGAATGCACCAGGTCGATGATTTCGCTTTTCGTGATTGCCGTACCGCTGGCCGTCGTTTTTCCGGTAGATGCCCCGCCCGAAGCTGCAAGGATGCCCGTAGGCTTTCCGCTGCCGTCGCCGTCGGTGTAGGCTTTATTTAGGGCACGGCCTGCGCGAACACCAAATAGTTCGGCTAAGTGACGGGAAACAAAGTCCACATCTTCGTCCTGAATAATTTCCCAAGTGAGCAACACAATGTCTGCCCAAGTAAAATCGCCAAGCGTGACCTGCGCGAATGTGAAGTTGTTCGACGTCAGCCCGCTTGAGCGTTCAGCGGATTGCCATGCGCCCGTGCTGGTGGTGTCGTTCACGGTAGGTAGGCGCATTACACCGCCGCGCTTGCTGTTGTGCGTGTATGCAGCCTGCATCATGCCGCCGTATGCCTTCAGGTATACTTCCAACATCCGTACAAATTCCTGCGGAACCAGGTACGAGCCTTTGGCGTCGGAATCGGTAGAGTTTTGTGCTTTGGTCGGCGATTCAGCGCGGGAAAGGCGGCGGGCTTCGGATTCGCTGACCCGAAAATCTTCATCCAGCAGCCGCTTGAAAAATCGCTGCAATTCGCCGTTTTGCCGTTCCTTCTCCGAAGGCGGCGTCAGGCTGAATTCAGCTTCGCGGGTATTCATTTCGACATCAATCTGCGTCTGAATGCGGAGTTTTTCAATCTCTGCATCATATGACTGCATTTCTTTGTACGCCTTTTCCCATTGCTGGTTTTCTTCTTCAGACATTGCCCGCTTTTCGTCAGCGGCTTTTTTCGTGAGCGCGGTCATTGCTGAATAGCACCCGCCCCGGAGCTCGTGTAATTGCTTCTCGTCACGCATTGCGTTTCAAATTTTGATTTGTGATTGAATGAGCAGGTGGGGCATTAGCGCAACCCGCCAATTATTTTCAGGCTTTGCGCCCTCTTTTTCGTTTTCTTCTTCCTGTTCTTCTTCCTCAGTCGGATCGGGCATTGCAACCCGTGTAGCAGCTACCAACAACTGCCGGAAGCTCATTTTTTCGGGTTCTTCGACTGCTTGCTGTGTCTGGTAGTTGTCAATTTCGGCAACCAAACCAAGATCAACCGCTTCCTTTGCTGTCATCCAGTGATCTTCGTAATCGTAAAACCGTTCCCGGACTTCCGTTTCTTCCATGCCTGTGACGGCTGAAAATGTCGCAATGGCTGTATCATCGAACTTATCCAGCATGTCAGCACATTGGCGCATCCGCTTTGCTGTACCCCACTCGAATGACGACGTTGCATGCGTCATCAGCTTCGAGTTGATCCCAACGTGGCGTTTATGGCCACTGATCCAAATATCGAATGCCATGCTTGCGGCCATGCCATCCACATAGGTGTGAATCTCACTTTTGCTGTTCCGGATCGCTGTAATGATCGGATCGCCGTGCATGACGGAACCACCCGGCGAATTGATCCGGATATTGATGCGGGAATTGCTTTTTTCCAGATCCCGGATAGCTTTCACTACCTCGATGTCTGTAAGGTTGGTTTCCGCTTCCGGGTCCCACCAATCTTCTTGCCCGATGTAACCGTAAATCAGGATTTCGGGCGTGTTGTCTGCGTCCGTTCCCGTAATCACCCGGAAATAACTACCCGTTTGCCCCTGCGGGCGTATCTTCTTCGTTGCCATCGGTTGCGTTTTGTGCCGGTATCGGCGGTTGAATTTCTTCCGGTTCTTTGGTTGGGTCGGCCATGTTCAGCGGGATGTAATAAGCCTTGCCGCTACCGTCTTCAATCGGCGGCAATCCCTGTGTGCGGCGTACTTCGTCCCG